TATTTTATTATTTTATTTGATTATATAGTGTTATATATTTATATATTAATTATTTATTATTATTTATTTATTATTATAATTATTATTTATTATTAAATAGTAACAGAAGACGGCATGTGTTTGTAACTCAAAAAAATAGTGTATTTTTATATTGTTTTATATCAATATTTATATATATTTTAATTATTATATATTATTATTGATATTTTTTTATTATCCTTTTATATTTCCTTTATTTATAAGGGTTTAACTTGTAATGATAACGAACGATTTTAAACTTGACACCCACCCCAACCCTATTTTTTAAAGGGCATACGGGGTGCTACTTACTCTCCTAAATATATAATAAAATTTAAAAAGACTTATATATAAATTAATTAGAATCAAGCAATATCTAAAAAATATTGTTTTTTTGTGTGAACAGGAGTGAAACAGGAGTAGATAGTATGATAAATTCTAATTAATAAAGAATATATACTATTTCTAAGGTGTTTTACCTATAGAGGAATAAGATTTTTAAAAATAGGTAATTAAGCCTTGAAAATCAAAGACAAACTAAAAATAGTATAGGGTTCAAAAATGACACTTTTATATCAAATATAGGGGTCATACATGATACTTTTTAGAGGTGAATAATATGAAAGTAATAGATTTATTAAATAAGATAGCAAATGGTGAAGATGTTCCAAAGAAAATAAAAATAACTGTCATTGACGATAGAATTACAAGATACTACAATTTCTTTTATGACGAAAGTGACCGAGAATATAAAGATGATGAGTTATTTCCAATAGGAGCAAGACTCATACTTAATAGAGTATTAAATAATAAAGTAGAAATCCTAGAAGAAGAAAAGAAAATACCTGAAAAATTACCATTTGAAAGTGGAAAAATAAGTGACAATGAATTTTTGGCAAGATATATTACTCATAATAGGAATGCAATCAATAAAATAATAGATTATTTAGATTATCTTAAAAGCAAAGAAGAATAACTATAATGAACGATTACAAGTTTAATAATAAATATATAAAAATAACATATCAATCTGAACCAATAGGACCAGAAAAAATAGTATTATACTGGACTACATTTGATTTAGAAGCATATGAAAGAGATATTAAACTAAAACAACAAGAAGAATACTATGTTGTAAAAATAGGCGATACATTATGGGATATTGCTAATAAATATAGAACAACATGGCAACATTTAGCGGAAATAAATAGGATAAAGAATCCAGATTTGATATATCCAACGCAAAGAATAAGAATAAAATAAAAAGATTAGAATTAACTAATCTTCTCTTATTAAAACAGCTTTTCCAGTGATCCATTTTTGAATGTACCCGTAATCTTTAAGTTCGGTTAAAGCAATATCAACTTTGTTAGAATCTGTATTTAGAGATTCACTTAACTCACTCTTAGAAAAAATACGAGCACCATCGTCAGTCATATTAGAATTATTTGCAATACGATTTTTGTATTCTTGTTGCATATAATCCAATACTTTATTAGCAATAGCTGTCATTAAATCACCCCCTCAAGTTTAATTATAACACGGAATTTGAAAATCACCAAAATCGGTATAATACAATGGAAAAGAGGCAATATATGGATTTATATATAAGAAGTCAAGATAGATTAATTTTAGAAAAATATGAAACATTACAATTATGTCAGAATCCAGATGGAACATGGTTCTTTAATTCAGGATTAGTATTAGGAAAATATAAAACAAAAGAAAGAGCATTAGAAGTATTAGATGAAATACAAAATATATTGGAAACAAGAAATGATGTAAATCAAATGGTTTATGAAATGCCACAAGAATAGAAAGGAAGATAATATGGAAGTAGGAGATTATGTAAGAACTAAAACAGGTGAAATAGGAAAAATATCTTATATTAGTGAGTATAACACAGCAATAACAACTGATTATTATAAAAATCCTAATATAGCAAAAACTGTTGGTGTTAGTAAAATAGTCAAAACAAGTTCAGATATATTAGATTTATTACAACCAATGGATCTGATGTATATAGATATATCGACTGATAATTGTGGCGGAATAGTAGTTCCAAGAATACCTGAAACATATTGCGAATTAGAACAAATAATAAATGAAATAAAACTTGGAAATTACGTTTTAAATGGTATTGTTACAAAAGAACAGCTTATGGAAAATATGTATAAGGTAGAAAAGGTGAATTAAATATGGATACGTATGATATATGTGTAGACTATGATTTAAAATTTGGAGTAAAACCCCATAAATTATTAAATAAAGAAATTCAACTTGGAATCACATTAGATAAACATTGTTATGGAACTTACGCAGGCGATAAATATGAATGTTACTTATGTGTATTTTTGTTCAAATGGCAAATATCTATTGGTTGGTTTTTAGAAGAAAGGAAATAAATATGAAAATAGAAGAAACAAAGTTTTATAAGTTTGCAGAAAACTTTTGCAAAGAAAATAATAGAGAATTTAAAGGAGACAGATTTGCATTTTTCCATAACAACGATATTCCTTTTGATAGTGTAGATAGAATATATGCGCTTTATTTAATCAACGAAAAATCTCATTTGTTAGATATTGATTTAGAAGAAATTTTAAATGATAAAGAAAATCAAACTGATGATTATATGTATAGTTTAATGAGTGATTATGAAAAAGAGGAATTTGACTTAGTTACTGATTGGGCTTATGAAAATTATGAAAGAGAAGGTATGTCATCTTATGTAGCATTTTTCAATATTATAGATGTTGCTAAAAAAGGTAAAGAAGTAGTATTAAAAGATAGTTATTATGATGGTGGTTGGTTTGGTGCTAGTTAGAAAGTCAGGTGTAAATATATTATGAAAAAATTATATGAACTACCTGAATATCAAAACATTAAGTTATATTTCGATAATATGGTTGTAATATTTGGACACTTAGACGGATTATATAGCTATTGTTGGCTAGAAGAAGATAAAACTAAAATAGTACATATAAAAGCAACTACATTATTTGAAAAATATAAAGATGGTTATAAATATGTAGAGGAGATGAAATAAATATGTTAAAAATAAAAGATAATATTGATTTAAAAGAATTAGAAAAGTTTGGGTTTGAAACAGGTTTTTATGATTATTATACAACTAAAAAAACAGTTTATATACCTTGTTATTGTTATGAATGTGAATGTAGTGAAGAAGATACAGGGCACGATAAAACATACGAAAATCAAATAAACTTTATGGTAGATAAAAAAACTAGAATAATTAATAGAATGACCTATGGCAGTAAAGACAGTTATTATTTTAATATTTTGCAACCTCAAGATTATGATTTATTATATGACCTAATAAAAGCCGATTTAGTAGAAAAGGTGGATTCAAATGAACATTAATTTTGAAGCAATAGAAAAAGCATGGTTTAAACCAAAGAAGACTGTATTAGATGAGTTGGAAGAATGGTTAAAGAAAATATGTGAACAAGAATTTGTATTTGAAGATGGTTATGATTATTGTACTGAAAGAGCCTATGGTTGCAAAGTATGTTTAGACAAAATCCAAGAATTAAAAAAGGAGAATGAAAATGGTAACTACTATAGGAATTAATTTAATTTTATTAATATATGATGATGGAACTGCTCTTTGTAGTGTTGGTGATTCAATTTTCTTGGTTGCAGTAACTTTTCTTGTTACTATGCTATTACCAATTGCAATTTTAGGTGATTTAGTTTTTATGCCAATAGAAATACTTGTATTTATATTAAGAAAATATTCTGAAAAAAAATATTTTAAGAAGAAATATACAATAAAAGACTTTATTTTAGAAATAAGAGAAATGTAATGAGGAGATGAAATAATGCTAACATTACCAATAAAAAAGAAATGGTTTGATATGATTCTCTCAGGTGAGAAGAAAGAAGAATATAGAGAAAAGAAACCTTATTATACAAGTAGATTTTATAATCTAGTTAATGTATGGAGAGATGATGAAACAACAGTTGTACCAATATTGTTTAGAAATGGTTATTCAAATAATAGTCCAACTATTAAATGTATGGTGACAATTGGAGAACAATATGGTGGAAATACAAACTGGGGTGCAGAACCTAATAAAGAATATTATGTATTAAAAATATTAAGTGTAGAAGAGGTGAAATAAATGACAGTAGAAGAATATCTTAATTTTCGAGTATGGTATCCAGTAGTATTTATTGTATTATTATTATTAACTTTATTAGTTAGTTTCCTAATTACAGCCATAAAAGACAAGATAGAACAATGGAAGAAAAGGAAACGATAACAATGGATAGGAAAATATTTACAATAAATAATCACGAATGGTTAATAGAAGAAAAAGCAGAAGAATATTTACTTGAAGAATATCATAAAAGACAACCAAATGCTTATGCGTGTATGGGATTAACATTTTATAAAGAGCATAAAATATGGATTTCAAAAGAATTATGCTACGACGAAAAAATAAGAACATTAAAGCATGAATTGACACATTGTTATATATGGGAAAATGGATTTTATAATGTCGATTTTAATAATGAAGAACTTATATGTGATTTTGTGGCTAGTATTTATGATTTTATTAAAGGGGTGTTAAAAATATGAGCGAAAGACTTATGATGTCCGAAGAAGAATGCAGAAAAAAAGTAAAAGAATTATTGCAAATACCCAAAGAAGATTTATTAACAAAATATATGTTTCAAGAACAAGAAATAGAACGATTAAATAATGTCATTCACGAAATTGAAGAATATACGCATGAAAGAATAAAATTGTACAAAAAACGTTTAAAATTTCCGTTTTACCACCCTATGAGGACACTTCATAATATATGGCTTTATGAAAGATATTTAAGTAAATTAAAAAAATATAAAGGTGGTGTAGATAATGAATAAAGAAGAAATAGAAAAAGTATTATTAGGTAAATGTTTAAATGGATTTACAATAAAAAAAGTAGAATATGACCCTTTTATAAAAAATCAAATTAATTTAATAACTGATGGATTTAAAATTGTTCCACCTTGTAATGATAGAGATATAGTTGTATTTAGGCTAAGAAATGAAAATACATTTGGTGCTAGTTGGTATGAACAATTACAAAGAATAGAACATCAAGCATTATTAGATATAAAAGACAAATTATTATGTTATGGAGAAACATTTGATAATAAAATACATCAGGAAATGCAAAAAGAACTTTTAGATATAGTAAATAAAGCATTAAAGGGCGGTGATAATAATGAATAGAAAAGTAAGAGCAATAATAGTAGATGGTACAGAAATAATGACAAGTTATACGGCTGTGGAAATAGCAGATAGATTAAGAACATATGATGATTTAAAAGAAGAAAATGAAAGATTTAAAGCAGAAGAAAAGTTTTTTACTGATTGTGGTTTTACAAATATTGAGCAGTTATCTATTGCTTATAATGATTATAAAAGTAAAAAGGATAAAGCAACAACATTATATCTAAAAGAATTGTCTGAAAAAGGAAAAGTAGATGATCTTGCTTGCAGAATGTTTAATACTTTGGAAGGAAATATAAAATGAAAAATTTAAAAATATTTACCGAAAATATAGAACAAGAAGCAATAGACCAAATTAATCAATTATTAGAACAAGACGCATTTAAAGATAGTAAAATCCGTATTATGCCAGATGTTCATGCAGGCAAAGGCTGTGTTATAGGATTTACAGGTGATTTAGGCAATAAAGTTATTCCAAATATAGTTGGTGTTGATATAGGTTGTGGAATGCTATGCGTTAATTTAGGAAAACAAAATATTAACTTGGAAGAATTTGACAAAATTGTTAGAGGCGTTGTACCAAGTGGTAGAGAGGTACATAAGGAAAGATTGATTAAATTTGATGAATTAAAAGATTTAAAATGTTATAGAGAATTAAAAGATACAAAAAGACTAGAGAGAAGCTTAGGAACACTTGGCGGTGGTAATCATTTCATAGAAATAGATGTTGATGAAGAAGGCAATAAGTATTTAGTAATACATACAGGTTCGAGAAATTTAGGAAAGCAAGTTGCTGAATATTATCAAGAACTAGCAAACCAATTATGTAATTATAATATAGGCGAATATAAAGAAAAACAACAAAACATTATTAAAACATATAAAGAACAAGGTCGAAAACAAGAAATACAATCAGCATTAGAAGAATTAAAAAAAGAATATCAAATTAACTATAATAAGATACCGAAAGATTTAGCATATTTGGAAGGTAAATATAGAGAAGATTATTTACATGATATGAAAATATGCCAAAAATTTGCAAAACTAAATAGATTAGAAATAGCATATCAAATAGTTACTTGGTGTTTTTCGATGACGGTGTTAGGACATTTAGGCGAATGGCACTCTATACCACCAATTTTATGTGAATCTATGAATGAAACATTTGATACGATTCATAACTATATATCGTTTGAAGATAACATAGTTCGAAAAGGCGCTATATCTGCTCGAAAAGGCGAAAAGGTATTAATACCTATGAATATGAAAGATGGTTGCATTATAGGCATTGGTAAAGGTAATGATGACTGGAATCAATCTGCACCACATGGAGCAGGTAGAATAATGTCAAGAATGAAAGCTAAAGAAACTTTTAATTTAAAAGAATTTCAAAACAGTATGAATGGTATTTATACGACTTCTGTTAATGAAAATACAATAGATGAAGCACCATTTGTATATAAACCTATGCAAGAAATTATAGATAATATCAAAGATACTGTAGATATAGTAAAAATTATAAAACCTATATATAACTTTAAAGCTAGTGAATAGGTGTGATTATGTGGATAAGGAATTATATGTAGTTGATGAATCAGGAACAATATATGATACATTAGATAATCAATATTCATATGTAAAATTAAAACAAGGCGATAAAGTTCTTAGAAAAGGTGCATTAGAATATTTACAAGATACTACAGATATTAAATATCATTTTATTAAGATTAATCCTGTTGCATGGTCTGAAATATCAATTAAGTATCCTATAATTAATCAATTAGTCTATTATTTAGGCTATATGGATAATATTTTATCTTATAGAAATGGTAAATTTATAAAGTTAAAAGATATTGCTAATATATGTAAAATTAGTGAATCTACTGCAAAAAGACAATTAAAAGGATTAGTTGAGGATGATGTTATTCACAAAGTAAAAGATGTAAAAGAAAATACAACATATTTGGTTATAAATCCGTGGGTATGTATGAGGGGTAGAAGAATATATAAAACATTATACAATGAATTTAAATCTTCAAATTGGCAAAATGAATGTGAGGAGTGGGATACATGAGAAATACTGAAATAAAAGATAATTTATATGATCTTTATAGTGTGTATCAACAATATAAAGCATTATTTAATTATTATCAACAAAATAAATCAATGAAGACAAGAGACGAAATATCAAATCGTGTAGAATATATCAAAAAAAATAAGATAAAACAAAAAAGTGAGCTTGAAACTCTTTTATGGGTTTTAGGTTTAGACGGTGATATAAATGTTGACGATTAAACAAAAAGAATTACTGGACGCAATAGAATATTTTATAAAGAATAATCATTACCCACCTACCGTAAGAGAGTTATGTAAAATGATTGGGAATAATTCTACTTCTTGTGTTCAAAAGAAATTATTTGAATTAGAAAAAAAAGGATACATATCTACCGTACCTGGAAAGTTTAGAACAATAAAAGTATTAAGGAGTTGTAATTAACAATATGGAAAATGTTGAATTAAGAAAACTAGAAAGAAAAGGAAAATGTATGTGTTGTGGTTTTCCAATTGAACATCAAGATAAGAAGGTTTTTGTTATAAAACCTCATAAGTCACAAATATATCAAATAACGATATGTCAAGATTGTATAAAAAGATTATATTGGAAAACAGAACCGGATGATTAATGATGTTAAATGTTAATGAATATATAAAGCTTATTTTAAAAAAGAAAAAGTGGACTAATGTTAGATTATGCAAAGAATTAAATAAAATAGAATCACAATTAGGTGATGTTAGGACAAGCCCACAAAATATAACAAATTATTTAAATGGTTATTGTAGTTTTAGACCAAAAGTACTTGTTAAATATGAAAAAGCACTAGGATTAAAGCAAGGAACCTTAGTTAATATGGTAAAAGAACCATTAACCAAAGAATCACAAAAAGAATTAAAAGCAATAATAAAAAAAATAGAGGAAGTGAAATAATGGTACAAAAAGAAATATATCCGAAAACCAAAAGAGTGAATTGTTGTGGTGATAAAGTACAAATCACAGAAAAATTAGATGGAAGCAATCTTGTAATATTTAAAAAAGATGGCAAACTATATTTTGCTCAAAGAAATAATATATTTAGTTTTGATGAATTAGAAGAAAACAAAGATAAATTATATAAAGGTTTATATCAATGGTTAAAAGATAATAAAAATGTATTTAACCAATTACATGAAAAAAGTGTTATATGTGGTGAATGGTTAGGCATGGGTAATATAAAATATTCAGTAGACGAATTTGATAAAAGATATTATATGTTTGCAAAGGCAAATGTTGATGACGAATTTAACCTATATAATTTAATATATGAACATAAATTGTTTATTTATCCATTTGAGACACAAGAAATACCAAATTGTATAGGGATAGTACCAGAAGTTATTGAATTGAATGTATTGCCTAATAAAGAACATTTAGATAGTATTTATGACAAGTATTGTCAAAAAGTAAAGCGAAATGTAGAAGGCTTTGTAATTAATTATAAAAATAATATAAGTAAATATGTACGTATGAAAAATGGTCAATTAAAAGAACATTTTAATTGGGAAGGCGGTGAATAAAATATGAAAATGACAATGATGAATAAAACAATTTTAGAAATAATTTTATTAGTTGTAATTGGATTGATTATGATATTCAGTTTGACGGGTTGTAATAAGCAAATTTTTGATTTTGATTATGAATATGATGAAATAATTTGCAATTACGATGGAGATAAATTCAAATTAGAAATTGATAAATGGAACGATTATGAAGGAGAACAATTACAAGTAAAAAGCAATGGCAAAACTTATTTATTAAGTGCAAATAAATGTTATATGATTGAAAAATAGAAAGAAGGAATATAAATGGAAATAATATTTAAGGATGAAAAAAACACATTATTTGGATCTACAAAATTGTTAGGCATAGGAAAAAGACAACCTAAACTAATTTATGGAGAACAAGCAAAAAAATTAAGAGAGGACGCTGGTTTATCAATAGAGGAATTGGCAAGCGAATTTAAAATGAAGCCTTTTGATTTAGGCAGATTAGAAGAACAAAAACAAACATTAACAGATAAGGTATATGAAAAATATAAGAAAAAATTTAATGCAGAAAAGGAATATTTCTTTGATTTAGATCTAGAAACATTAATTTTAACTGCGGAAGGGCATATATTAAAATCTTTTACAACAGGAAAAGAATGTAGAGAAGCATTTGAATACATTCAAGAACAATATTATAAGGCTATGGAATTGAATGTAGATAAATTGGTAATAGATTTTAGTAATTTTAAAATAGAAAGAGGTAATAAATAATGATAGTAAAAGCAATATTTAAAGACGAAAAACACGATTACTTTAGAGATGTACAAACAAAAACAAAGAGAGTATTTGGAGAAATATTTGAATGTGATGACGAAATAGCAGAGCAAAGAATTGAAAAAGGGTTAGTAAAAAAGGCAACAAAGAAAGAAGAAAAAGAATACTATGATAGTATTGATACAAATGATGATGAAACATCTAATGATGAGGAGAATAAGAAAAGCAAAGACGCAAGTGATGAACAAGCCGATAACAACGAAAATAATGGTTCTGAAAATAATGATGAACCCACAAAGGTAGACGGTGCAACAAATGAAAAATAATGACTTTGAAAAACTATGTATTGAAACTATTGTAGAATATTTCAATAATAGAGTTGAAAAAACTGATGACACGAAAATAACACCAGAAGATGTATTTATTGTATGGAGCTGTAAAACTCTCCAAAATAATAAAGCAATGGTAAGTACAACAGTATCAGATGGTATGTATTATGAACTCACTTATAATGGCGACAAAAAAGAATTATATATAGACGCATATAAAAAATGGGAAAATATTTTAAAAAAAATAGATTAAAATAAAAGTGTAGCACTTTTTCTAGGGATAGAAAGAGTGAAAAATGAGTTACAAAATAGGCGATAAAATCGCAATAAAAAAAGAAGAAAAACAAACTACACTCGAGAATACTTTTAATGATATATTATCAGCATTGAAAACAAAAAAATTAGGTCAACAAGAAAAATTGAAATGGTGTGGTTCAGCACTATCGATATTAGAAAGTTGGTTTAAAGAAGACGAATTAAAAAGTGTTAATGTAGCAAAACACAAATTAATTCCAATACTAGAAAAATTAATCGAAGGGAGCAATATAGACAATATGGCTCTCTTTTTTGATTATTATAAAAAAGTTTATTGTTTTTGTGCACAAAGGGATTTTGAGTGTTTTGTAGACTATATCGAATGGAATCAACCAAAAAAAGTATTGGCAAATCGTAGAGAAGTATTAAAACCATATGTAAATGCTTTGAATAGAATAGCATTTGATGATGATTTACAATATATAGTTGTTTCTTATGCACCATCAATGGGTAAAAGTTATTTAGCAACACTATTTACTGCGTGGGGTTATGGTTTAAGCATAAATAATTCGGTAATAAGAATGTCTTATTCTGATGAACTGGTATTAGGTTTTAGTAGAACTGTTAAAGGAATAATATCTAGCCCTGAATTTGCCGAAATATTCCCATTATTTAGACTATATAAAGGGAAACCTTTTGAAGTTGAAAGAGAATCCGATTGGAAAATTAAAAATGCAATAGTTCCTAAATCAAATCACATAGCAAGAACTCGTAGTGGTTCAACAACAGGAGAAAGAGCTTCATTTGCAATAATATTCGATGATATGACTAAAGGAGCAGAAGAGGCAAATAGTGAGAAAGTGCATAGAGATATTTATGATAAATGGTTAACTGAATGGTGGAATAGACGTGATGGTCAAAAGTGTAAATTTATATTTGTAGGTACACAATGGACTCCTGAAGATATACTTAATAGAGTTATAGAAGATAGAAACAAGGTATCTCCATTACAACCTACAGATGATAAATTTGTTATGCAAAGCGAAGATAAATCGACTATTGTTATTCGTGTACCTATGCTAGACGAAAACCATAAGACAACATGTCCTGAGGTATATCCTCAAGAAATTGCTGAACAAATAGAACAAAATACAGATCCTTTCTTATTTAGTTGCGTATATCAGCAAAATCCAATTGCACCAACAGGAAGAGAATTTGCTTGGGAATGCATTAGAACTTATATAGATAAACCAACTAATTTAACACCAAATTCAATGGCTACATTAGATACAGCAAGAAAGGGAAAAGACAATGTATCAATGCCTATATTTAAAAATGATAATAATGGTAATCACTATTTAATTGACGCAATTTATAAGCAAAAGCCAATGGATGATTTATATGATGAAATAATAGAAAAAATAATAGAACATAAAATAACAACACTTGTAATAGAAAATAATATTGATACCTCATTAAAAAGATTATTGGAAGATAAATTACATGCAAGAGGAATATATTGGTGTACTATTATCGAAAAATATAATACAGTGAAAAAAGAAGAACGTATAAAAAATAATAGAGGAATTATACAAAAACAAGTTGTATTCCCAGATAAATCGATTGTAAGACCTAATACAGATATAGGCAGAATGATGGATAATATTACAAAATATTCATTCGATAAACCAAATGTACACGATGATGGAATTGATTCGGTTTGTATGTATGGTAGTGAAATTATAATGGGTAGAGGTAGTCTATCAAAGCCTAAGCCAATAAAAAGAATATTTTAGAGAATATTTGTTCGTAAATTATACTTGAAATCTTTTCAAAATTCCATATATAAGGTATAAGTAAGGCGAACGGTCTAGTTTTTCCCTTCATTGACCGTTTAGTGCTACACGGGAGCATAACCGTAAAATAATTTTATTGTTGTGTTCCCTCATTTTATTATTTGGGAACTATCCTGATAATGAAAAGTGGTGGTAATATGGAAAATCAAGAAAATATAACAAATGAAAATACAGTTGAGCAAACTGAAAATACAGAAGTAACTGCACAAAGACCTACCGATACTCCTGCTACAATAAAAGTCGGACCCGAAGAATATAGATTATTTGGTAGGAAAGTTATTTATGCAGATTATAAACCAGAAGATATGAATACTGAAACAATAACTAAAATATTAAATGATGTTTTTAGTGTTCATTTACAAAATTCAAACGAAATAGATTATTTAGAAAAATATTATAAAGGTTATCAGCCAATTTTAAATAAAATAAAAGAGGTTAGACCAACTATAAACAATAAAGTGGTAGAAAATAATGCATACTTTATTACGGAGTTTAAGAAAAGTTATGTATTTGGTGAACCAATTCAATATGTACAGCGTGGTGATGTTGCTAATCCAGAGGTTAATGTATTGAACAGTTATATGTTAGCCGAAGATAAATATCCAAAAGATACTGAGTTAGCAGAAAGTCTATACATATCAGGAATAGCACATAGATTGATATTACCTGAAATAGACGAAAATAGTCCATTTGAAATTGACAATTTAGATAGTAAAGAAACATTTATAGTATATTCGAGTTATTTGCCACATAAAAAATTGTTTGGATGTACATATACAAAAGGTGTTAAAGATAGTTCTATAAAAGGAAGTATATATACAAAAAATGGGTATTATACATTGAATAAAGGAATTGTAGAAACATCATTTAAAGTTCAATTTATTCAATATCATATAATGGGAGATATTCCTATTATTGAGTATTATTTAAATAAATCAAGATTAGGAATTATTGAAATTGTTATGGATATATTGAACCAATTAAATAGGATAACTTCTGATGAAATAGATGGGTTAGAACAATTCATTCAAAGTTTATTAGTATTTGTTAACCAAGACATAGACAAAGAAGACTATGAAGGATTATTAGATTTAGGAGCAATAAAAATTGCTACAAGTGATCCATCTAGACCAGCAGATTTGAAATTATTATCAAATAATATAGACCATAAAAATGCAAAAGTACTACATGATAGATTGTTTAATTCTGCTTTAAATATTATCGGTATTCCAAAAGATAATGAAAAAGCAAGTGGTGGAGACACTGGACAAGCTAGAATGTTAGGAGAAGGCTGGGTTATGGCTGACGAAAGAGCAAAACAGGATGAAATGGCATTTAAAAGATGTGCTAAACCCGAATTAAATTTAATTTTAAGAATTTGTAAACTTGCTCCTTATAGCGGAATTAAAGATTTGACATTAAAAGATGTAGAACAAAAATTCACAAGAAACAAGTCAGACAATTTCCTAGTAAAATCACAAGGATTAATGAATCAAATTCAAAGTGGTATTGCTCCAGATGTTGCTATGACAACAAGTGGATTATATAGTGATACAAATGAAGCATTTAATAAATCAATTGAATTCTACGGTGGTGTAGAAAATTGGATTAAATTATTTATAGATAAAGCAAGCAAACAATTACAAGAAAATAGCGATGGAAGTCTTAGGACAACATCTACTTCAAAGGACGAGTCTGGAGAAGATAAAAATAACTCGTAACGAGTATAGGCGTTTAGAGAAACTTGTGAAGCCTTTAATGTAAGTCCAATCCTACGAAACCTGTATGGACGTAGGAATTTGCTGGAATAGCTCAATTGGTAGAGCAAGTGATCTGTAATCACTAGGTTGTGGGTTCAAGTCCTACTTCCAGCACCATATTCCGATAGTGTAACGGTAGCACAACAAGCTCCAACCTTGTTAGTTTGGGTTCAAATCCTAATCGGTTTGCCATGTGGTATTGGTTTAATGGTAGAATGACAGTCTTCCAAACTGTAGGTATCAGTTCAATTCTGATATACCACCCCATATCAGAGAATAGCACAATTTGGTAGTGCACTACACTTGGAATGTAGAGGTTATAGGTTCAAATCCTATTTCTCTGACCATAAATTTGATTGGGAAAAAATGCAAGTATTTTTGCATGGGCACTGTTATAACTGATGGAGCCCTAGTTTTTCTAAATATATATCGCTACTTTGTAAGTAGCACCGAGTAGATATAATTGCATATTTTATGAACTTCGTTATGGTATTGATAAGGAACATTAGAAACACCATAACAAGCCTATTAAGTTAGAAGTTAGGTATATCTATTCAGTGGTGCTTATAATAGCATAAAACTGCTTATCATAGAGAGCATAAATCTATGACACTCGATTGTTGAGACGTGACAACTATAAAAACGTAAGAGTGGGAAAGGTACAAAATGAATGAAGTTATTGAAAATGTATTAAGTGATGAAACTTATACAACAAACGAGGAAAGGGTAGAAGCAATTAAAAAAGGTTTAGCAACATTAGTTATTCCAAAGGATAAATATAATGATTTGAATGCTAAACTAAAAAATGCAGAAAACAAAGTATCTGCAATACAAACTGAATATGATGAATTTAAACAATCTAAAATGACTGCTGATGAAAAAGCAGAGGCAGAAAGAAAACAGTTTGAACAAGATAAAAAAAGTAATGCAATTGAAAAGAGTTCTTTAGCAGTAGAAAGATTACTTTTAAAAAATGGTATTGAAGTAAAAGACGATGATGTTGAATTAAAAGAAACTTTACAAAGTATTGTAAGTGAAGATTTAGACAAATCAGTTAAATTAGCAAATAGTTTTATATCATTATTAAATAAAACTAAAGACCAAACTGCAAAAGAAACTACAACACAATTGTTAAATAATACACCAAAACCTATTGGTGGAACAGACAGTTCATCATCAGTAAGTAAAATTGAACAATTGCAAAATGAATTAAATCAAGCAATTAAAGACAAAGATATAGTTAAACAAACTTCTATAATGACTCAAATATTTCAAGAACAAAACAAACCAAGTATTTAATGAAAATGTAGCACTCGTTTAAGAAAAAGGGATTAGAAAGATTAAACGAGGTGAAAATTATGAACGGAACAGTTCAATCATTCGCATGTCCTAACTATTCGGGATTATTATATAACAAAGCGAATACAAATACTCCATTTTTAAATATGATAAGTGGAAATGTAAAATATACAAATTCAGTAGAATTCGTAACTGGACAATTCTATACAAGTGAAGAAGGAGCAATTCCAGCAATAAGTGAAACTGCTTCATTGACTGCACCAACAGCAACATTCGTAACAAGACAACAATTAACAAATGTTACTCAAATATTCATGGAATCAGTTGCAATCAGTTATGCAAAACAATCTAATATGGCTACTTTAAGTGGTGTAAATATTGCAGGGCAAGTTGCTAATCCACAAAATGAATTAGATTTCCAAGTTGCAAGAAAAATGGAAAAAATCAAGAGAAGCATTGAAAAGACATTCATTCAAGGCGTATACAACAAAGCAGTATCAGACGCAACTATAAATAAAACAAGAGGTATGGTATCAGCAATTACTACAAATACAGAAGACGCTGACGGTAAAGCATTAGACTTATGGATTGTAAATAGTTTAGTTACAAAAATTAAAAATGCAGGTGGAGATATATCTAACTTAGTATTATTAGTAAATTCTGCTAACTTATTACAATTACATGGTAATGCAATTGAAATGGGTATGAACGTAGGAACTCCATATGCAAGTGCTTACGGAATTCAAGTAAGAGATTTATTATTACCAATAGGAGCAGTTATTAAAGTGGCTTTAGGAGAATTCATTCCTGAAGGAACTGCGTTAGTAGTTAATCCATCAGTAATAGGACCAGTAGAGCAACCAACACCAGGTAAAGGTAATTTCTTCTTAGAAGAATTAGCAAAGGTAGGTGCTGGTACAAGTTATCAAATCTTTGGTCAAATTGGATTAGACCACGGTCCAGAATGGTTCCACGGTAAAATTACTGACTTATCGACAACATTTACTGCACCAGTAGGGCAAAAAGTTGTTACAGTAACAGAAACTACTGAAGACGAAGAAACAGAAGGCTAAAATATAAATTTTTAAGTAAGGAAGTGTATTTATGAGTCAAGAACAACAAATAAGTAAAATGCGACTAGAAATTCTTGGTGATTCAACCAATAACACAAAGGATGATGTGTTTAATTCGAAGCTAGATGACGCAGAAGTTGTGGCTCTGAATACACTTTATCCTTATGATTTAACGGTAACTGAATTAGATAAAACAAATAAAAGATTGGCAAATTGGCAAACAAGATGTGCAATCGAATTATATAAGGCTATGGAAAGAATAGGTGTACAATCATATGCTGAAAATGGTCTATCGGTATCATTTTTAACAAGTTTGGTTTCGCCTAGTCTAATCCATGAATTAGTGCCAAAAGCAGGAGCAATCAAATGATATTAAATATAAAAGCAAATCCTAAAGATTGGAATAAAAAATTATGGATAGCAAGTAAAATTGAAACCATAACGGACGATGAAGGAAACTTAATTGATGTGTATAGTGAACCAATACCATATGAATTCAATTATCAGCCTTTAACATCTGATTCCGATTTAAGAGAATTTGGAGAAAAGGCGAATATGACACAAAAAGCCATTATTCCAATTGAATATAAAGACGTATTTAAAGAATTTGATGTTGCTTATCTAGATGGTGCTACACCAGAAAACGAAACAAATAATGGTGATAAAGCAAATTATAGATTACATCCGCCAAGAAATCAAAATTCAGTTATAGCAATATATTTTGAAAAACTTACAGGAAAGTAGTGATAATATGTATAAATTTACAAATGGATTAGTATTTTATTCAGAAACAGAAGCAAAAAAAGCAATTGAAGCAGGTTATCAATTAATCAAAGAAAAAACTGAGGTTAAGAATGAAGAAGATAACACTAACGACAAACCTATCAGTGAATCAGATAAAAAATCTAAAGGAACAACTAAATAAAATAAATCAAGCATATGAAACAGGTTGTGAAGACTTTGTAGAATATGCAACACAAAGGTTATATGAGTTATTCAAAATTAATTGTGAAAAGTACAATTTAAATACTAATGAAGTATTTATGGATTACGATAAAACTACAAAAATAGGAAGAGTTTACACTGATGATATGATAATTATTTTTAATGAGTTTGGTACTGGTATAAAAGGTACACAAGACGAATGGGCAAATAATTATGGTTATCAAGTAAATAAAAGTGGCAAAGGCGCTATTGGTTGGTGGTATCCAACTGATGAACAAGACCCTAACCCTCATAAATGGATTGACAAAGATGGTAATTTAAGAGCATTGACACATGGTTTAGATAGTAGACATATGTTATATGACGCATATATGCAATTACAAAGTGAAATTGGAAATATTATAGAAATTACAATAGGAAAAGCGATAGGTGATTTATATTGACAATAACAACAGATTTAGTACAAGAAGTATTTAATACAAAGATATATCCTGAATTAAAAGAATATGTTGAAACTAATTCGATATATGAACCTTTAGTTACAAAAAATAAGCCTACTGTAAGTAAAAGATTCCCAATAATTCCTATTAAACTTTTACCTAGCCAAAATGAATATGGAAATTTATCATATACACAAGAAAGATTTAGATTTGGCATTGAAATAGATGTCAATACTCAAGATAAAACTGTAAATAATCAAAAAGTATCAAAGAGAATAATATGTGAAGAATTAACTTCACTTATAATAAATTATTTTAAAACAAATTATCGAGTAACAATAAGTGTAGAACCAAATGCTAGTATTACTGATGAAACAGTTCATAGAGCAGTAATAAGAGTAAGCGGAGTTATTGATACAAGATATGGGTATGAATTAAGCAAGTTAGTTATATATCCAAGATAGCACTTTAAAATTGTAAGGGAAAATTACAATGAGAGGTGAATAAATAATGTTAGATTATGGTATTGAATTATATGTAAAAGAAGAATCAGCTAACAAGTTCCCAAGTACTAAATTAGTAGCAGTAAAGGGAGCTCCAGCAACAGGACAAGCTGGTGGTAATGTAGAAATTACAACTTCAAGTGATCCTGTAAAATTATATACTCCAGATAGACCTGACACAGGAGATATGGATTATATATACAACTATAAAGCAGAAGACTATACAGCAGTTAAGGCAGTATGTAATAACACAACTAAAGATATTTTAATTAAGTATCCAGATGGTACAGGTGCAATGTACAAAGGTATTTGTCAAACATGGAAGAATGAAGTATCAGTTGGTGGAATAATCGAATGTACATTACATACAGTTCCAAACGGTTTAATCACTGATAAAACTGCAGAAGAAGTTACAGCATTAATAACTGCTTAATTATGTAGAAAGTAGGGAAAAACAATGAGAAAATTAAAATTACACATTAATGAAAAAGATTATACTCTAGAAATGAATAGGGATTCAATTAAATGGCTAGAAGCAAGCGGATTTTCTATTGAGGATTTTGATAGAAAACCTGTAACATATTATGATTTAGTATGGGCAAGTTTGTTTATCGCAAATCATAAAGATGTTAGTATGAACTTAGCAATTAAATTAATGGATACTTATAATAAAAGCGGTAAAAAACCTGCTAAAGTAATTAAATTTGCTATTGAGGAATACCAATCTTTTATGAGTGCCCTATCAGATATAGGCTCGAAGGAGACAGAGGACGAACTAGAGATAATCGAAGCATAAATGAAGAAGAAAAAGGCAACAAATATAAAAACTTAACAGACTGGTTTTACGATTTATTGCCTATGGCGATAACATACGGTATGTCTGTGAAAGAGTTTTGGGAAGACGACCCTAACTTATTCTGGGCATACCGTTTTTCTTATTATAATAAAATGACAAATCAACAAGAAATATTTAATTATAATGCTTGGTTACAAGGTGCATATATATATGAAGCAATACAAGTTGCATTAAGCAATTCTTTTGGTAAACAAAAAGTACATTATCCAAAACAACCATACGGTATTGAAATAAAACAGCCTGAAATAACAGAAGAAAAAAGACAAGAACATATAAATATGCAAGTTGCTGATATAAGGGCAAGAATTAAACAAGTAAATGCAATAAAAGGTAGCACTACCAAAGGGATTGAAACCAAAGGTGGTGAAAAAGTAAATGAATGAAAATCAAACATTAGAAATGCAAATCAAAGCAAGTGCGCAACAGGCTAAAAGTGATGTTGATAAACTTGTTAGAAGTTTAACTAATATAGAGAATGTATTAACAAATACATATTTAGAATTAGGAAGAATAGAAACCAAAGCGAAAGCAAGTGTTCCTAAAGTAAAACAAGAAGTTGATAAAGTAAAGGATAGTACTGATAAAGCAACTAATAGTGTCAATAAATTAGGAAAAGCTCTAACACTTACAGGATTATTTTATGGTACTAAAAAAGCAACATCAACTTTTCTAAATTGGTTAGATTTAGCAGTAGATAAAACTGAACAAATGAATTTATTTAATGTAGTATTTAAGAATCTTGAAAAAGACGGAATAAAAACATTTTCAAGACTTGGTAGAGAAGCATTGAATTTTCAAAATAGAATGAATGAAGCCTTTGGTACTAATCAAACAGAAACATTAAAATATCAAGGTTTATTCCAATCTATGGGTGAAAATGTAGGTATACCTGATATTTATTCAGCAATAATGTCTGAAACAATGACGAAGTTAACTTATGACTTGGCTTCATTATATAACAAAAGTGAATCTACAACAGGAGAAGCATTAAGAGCAGGTGTATATGCAGGTCAAACAAAACCATTGAGAGCCTATGGTGTCGATGTAACACAACAATCTATGCAACCAATTCTTGGAGAATTAGGTATAGATAAATCTGTAAAAGAAATGTCACAAGCCGAAAAGGAAATATTAAGATACATTGCTACATTAAGACAAGCAAAAGTTGCAATGGGTGACTTTGCAAATACAATTGATTCACCAGCAAACCAAATGAAAGTATTCAAACAACAGTTAGTAGAATCTAAAGTTGCATTAACAAGTCTATTTATAGGTGGCTTTGCTCAAATATTACCATATGCAAATGCATTATTAATGGTAATTAAGGAAGTGTGTAAAGCAATTGCCACAATGTTTGGTATTGAGTTAAAAGATTATAACAATGGTATAGCAACACAAGAAGGATTGTATGATGATTTAGCAGATAGCGCTGATAATGCGACTGGAAGTGTTAAAGAATTAAAAAGGCAAGTATTAGGTTTTGACCAAATACATAACATAAATGAAAATAAAGATAATGGTAGTGGTGGCGGAGTTTCTGGCGGAATAGATCAGAGATTATTAGACGCAATAAAAGGCTATGATAATGGTATGGATAAAGTCAGAATGAAAGCTACTGAAATTAGAGATAAAATAATGGAATGGCTAGGATTCACTAAAAAGATAAATCCATTAACAGGAGAAACATATTTTGAATATCAAGGAATACAAAAAACATTAAAAAATATGTGGAATTCATTTAAAGGATTATCAACTCAAGGAAAGATACTTGTAGGTCTAGGTTTAGTCACTGGAGCAGTTAAATTATTTAATGCTGGAAAAAAATTAATTACTGTTTTTGGAAGTACTGGATTAGTAAAAACAACTAAGAGTTTGTTATCTCCAACAAAATCATTAATATCATTATTAAAAGACGATATGGCTGGTGGTTTTAAAGGATTAACATCTAGTGTTGGTGATTCAATTAATATGTGGTCTAAATCATTATCTGTAATGGATAAATTTAAAATGACATTAGTAGGTACTGGCGGATTAATATTAAGTATGAATGGTATGTCTAGTGCTATGAAGAGTGTATCAAATGAAGGATGGAATCTAGGAAATTCACTTCAAACTGTTGCAAGCGGTTTAGGTGGAATTGCTAGTGGTGCTTTAATTGGTGGTTCAACATTTGGTGCATGGGGTGCAGTAATAGGTGGAGCAACTGGTGCGTTATTAGAATTAGTTAGCGCTATAAATGGATACCAAACTGAAACAGACAAAATGGTTGAAAAGTCTAAAGTACAACGTGAAGCATTAGATGATTATATTAAAACACTCGATGAACAAGACAAAGCTATTGAACAAAACTTGACATCTAATTTGGCATTAACAAGTTCACATGAAAAGTTATTAGAAGAATTAAAATCAATAACTGATGAGAATGGAAATGTTAGAAAAGGATATGAAGAAAGAGCAGAATTTATATTAACAGTTCTAAATAATGCATATGGAACAGAATATAAAATGTTAGATGGTCAAATTCAAAAATATCATGAATTATCTGAAAACATAAAAGATGTAATTGAAAAGAAAAAAGCCGAAATCATATTAAAAGCAAACGAAGAAAAATATGCAAATGCGTTACAAAATGAAACAGAATTATGGGCTAAAAAAAATGATTACACGAAAAGATATAATGAATTATTAGACCAATATAATAAAAAACAAAAAGAGGCTAGAGACTATTATGATACAAACCAATGGTTTATTACTCAAGCATATGGTCGAGTAATCACTTTCGAAGAATATTGGAATAACAAAATTAAGGCAAACACAGATGGTTTGAAAAAATTGCAAAATGAATTAAATCAAGCAAAAACAACATTGGATAATGCGACAAAAAAATATATAGAAAATTTAGATACACAAATAAAATATTCTGATTTACAAGAAAGTATATTAACAGGTAACTTAGAAGAAATTGAGGCTAAAACAAAAGAATTTACGGACAGCTATGTAACAGATAATGGAACAATTAAATTAGCATTAGATGAACGTATGTCTAAAGAATTAGAAGCAAAAGATTACATAATTGATTTGTATAAAGACGCAAGTGATGAAAAAAAAGCAATTTTAAAAAATAGTTCTGATTCTTCAATTCAAATGGTAGTTAATGAATTAGTAAAAATGTCTAGTACTGTAGATAATCTAAGCGATGAAGTAATTAATTCATGGGGTATGTTATCAACGAGAAGCGAAGAGAAATTTATTGAAAACTTTCAAAAAATTAATCCTGATATTCAACAACAAATTATAAATAAAATGTATGAAAAAGGTTATTCAATAAGTAGTGAATTACAACGAGGTATACAACAAATGAATCCTACAATAAAAGTAACTGCAGACACATCAAGTGCGAAATGGTCGATAGACAATTTATTTAATAGTATATCAAGACAAATAAATGCAAGTGGAATATTCGATAAGCTAGGTTCTCTATTAAGAAGAGAAAATGGTGGAGTGTTCTCAAATGGTTCATGGCACAACATTCAACAATATGCCAATGGTGGAAGTCCATCACATGGAACTGCCTTTGTAGCAGGAGAAAATGGAGCCGAAATTGTAGGACACATAAACGGTAGAACAGAGGTATTAAATCAATCGCAAATAGCTAGTGCAATATTTAGCGCAGTTGTATCAGCGATGTCTCAAACTAGAAGTCAAGCCGTACAAGTTGAATTAGACTTACATACTGACGAAGGTGTAGTTGTTGATAGAATTAATCAAAAAACAAAACAAACAGGAGTATGCCCTATAGATATTCCTTATTAATAGATGTGTAGCACTTTCTTTCAAAGGGAAGATTGAAAGATGGTGAAGTTATGATAGAAGAATTTGTAAACGGATCATATAAGTATAAATTAGCAGGTCCAGTTTTAGTAATATCAAAAGTTAGACTAAATGGTGTAGATATATCTAAATATTTATCTAATCAAACAAAAATATCTTGGTACGATGTGTCAAAAAATAGTGGTCGTGATGTAACAAATGCAGATGGAACTATGGTACTAAATGTTATTAATACAAAATGGAGAATTGACTTAGTGTCTAGACCATTAACAGATGATGAAATGGTGGACTTTTATGCAGAAATAATAAAAAGACCTTCACCAATATCAGTGGATTTCTTAAATCCATTTACAAAGCAATGGCAAAACATAACTTGCTATAGAGGAGATAGACTTGCACAATCGATGTTACCTTATGTAATGCCTAATGGTGTTGTAGAATTATATGAACCTGCAACACAAGCAATAATAGAATTGTAGGTGTAATTTATGGCAAGTAATGATTTTATAAATGAATGCAAAAATAATGCATATAAAAATAGATTAGGAACTATATCAATAAAAGATATAACTAAAAAAAGTGGTTCAATAATTACAACTGATGAGGCAATTGAAGGACCATTAAATGATTACAAAGTATTTGGTAATACATATCAAAAAACTACAGATGGACAACAATTATATGATTATTTAGATACAAGTACAGTAAATAACCCATTTACTGTTTTGGATGATGGATGGGTTGAATTTTATCTCAATAAAACATCATCTGGAACTACATTTTATAATTATTTTACTAGACCTATGAATTTAAAACCTAATACTCAATATGCAATTGTTATAGAATTTGAAAACACTACCAACGATTACACATATACACTTTGTCAAGATAGAGCAGTCGAACAATTTAAAGGTGCTTTGGGTGCTCTAAGTCCTAGAGTAGGAATTACTGTAAAAAAACTTACAACAAAAGATAATTTTGAAGGTGTTACAATGGGATTAAGATTATTTTTTACATCTTATGGTGCACATGAACATTCGTCAAAATTTAGAATTACTGTAATGGAAGACACTACGGTAACAGCAGATACTTTTGAATATCAAAATTTCACTAACGGTCCAACACCTAATCCAAATTATTCACAAGAAATAATAAGTTGTGGAGATAGGACAAAAAATAAATTTTTGGTACCAAACTCACCTTCAAATAGTTATCGTGCCACATATTCTAAAATAAATAATAACAGTTTTTCTTTAAATTATAATCAAGCAACTGCTGATAATAGTTCATCGTATGCAAGAATTGATTTTGATATAACACAATTTAAACCTAATACACAATATACAATTTCGAAAAAACACACAGTATTAGGAGATAATTTTACTAATGCTGGAGCAATGCGAAGTTATATAAACGGTTCAAATGGTAGTGTCATTACTGAAGACAATTTTTCTTTTACTACCCCTAGTGAAATAACAAGTTTAGGAGTATATTTTTACTTAGGATGGAACAATAAAGTTCAAGGAACGAGCACCATAACTTTTTATGATATTCAAATAGAAGAAAATTCAACTGCTACACCATACGAACCATATGGAAAATATAAAATACCAGTTAATGTTAGAAGTGAAAATATATACAATATACATGGTAAATCAGCTGGTAGTGGTAGTGTATCATCCGAAGTAGATATTGATGACAACGACTTCATAAGTAGCTCGTATGATAATATAAATGGTAGCAATACACATTATACAAATGTTATGATTCAAAAATCTCCGTTGTTACAACCATCAACAAATTATTTGATTGTGTGTGAAATTGAAAGTGTAAGTGGTACAGGGTCACTATATCCATTTACAAGACATAATAATTCTTCAATTGAGAGTTGGCACACACTCTATCAATTTTCAAATCTATCAGCAGGTCAGAAAATAATTATACCTGTTACAACAAAGAGTACATTATCATCACAAGATTTAAGAACTCTTGTTAGATTTGATGTGGGTCAAAGTGGTTCTATAAAATTTAGATTAAGTATTTTAGAAGATACTACTATAACTGAAGATACATTTAAATATCAACCATACTACAATCAAACAACAAACATATACCTAGATGAACCATTAAGAAAAATAAATGAATATAGTGATTATATTGATTTTATAAATGGTAAAGTTGTAAGACAATTAGGTGAAGTTATTTTAGATGGTAATACAAATGCTCTAACTTATTATGGTACTTATGGAACTTATAATGCACCGTTGTTTTATATGAATAAATCTGATTTAATTATTCCGTCAAGTTACAATGAAAAAATAATTTTCGCAAGTCATTATAGACAATATTTAGTTAATTCTGAAGGTGCTGGTGGAATGTTTAATTATGGTATAAGAGGTGCAACAGCAAACCACAGAATATATATAAGAGATGATAGATATAACAATTCTAATGATATTAATGATTGGTTATCTGAAAATAATGTAACAGTAGATTATGTATTAGCAACCCCAACAGAAGAAAATATAGAATTACCAAATATAAATTTAATAAAAGGCAAAAATATTATTACTCTTGGTACTGAATTAGAAAGCATTATTGAAGTTGAATATACAAACTGGGAAAACAAAATAAAAAATTCAGATAGATTACAAAAAGTAACAATTGATAATGGTTGTATTGTTAATAATGAGATAATTGGTTCAGTATATTCAAAAAAAGTAACAAGTGATATTTTAGACATAAATGAATTAGATTTAGAAAACAAAAAAATAGATATCAAAATTGGTGTGAAATATGACAATGAGAGCCACGAAATTCTTAATATGGGTAAATATACCATAGAACGTCCTAAAGACGAACAAACGGTAAATATGGGGCAAATAACAGCATATGATGACCTTAATTCAAAATTAGAAGATAAATACATATGTGGAATTGATTATACTCAAGGAAATAAAACACTAAGAGACTTATATATAGATTTATGTAATCAATTAGAATTAACACCTAAAAACTTAGAATTTGATAATAACACAATACCAATTGCAAATAATCCATTTACGAATGGAGAAAAAAATAGATTAGTATTACAAACAATTGAAAAAGTATCAGGAACTTTCTCCGATATAGATAATGATACAAACGAAATAGATTTATGTTGGTTAAGCAATAGTGTTGAACCCGATTATACATTTTATAGAAATGATTATACAAACCTTGAAGGTGGCAAAATTGTATATGGTCCTATTAATTGTTTAGTTATAAAAAATAGTCAAATTGATGATGAAAATGTAACTATAAAAGATGATGAAAGTATTACCTTAAATGGTGAACACACATTAACAATTAATGAAGATTATATATTATATAATTCCGAATTAAGACAACTAGCAATAAATGCAATATGGAATAAAGTTCATAATCTTACATATGTAGATTGTAAATTAACAACTTTATATGGAAAACCATTCTTAAAACTTGGGGATAAAATAAGAGTTTATAAAACTGATACAGAGTATTTTGATACATATGTATTATTACATAATTTTATATATGACGGATCATTCGAAAGTACAATTCAAAGTCCAGTATTAACAGAACAAGAAATAAAAACAAAACAAAAAATATCGCTTAGAGAAGCACTTAAAAATACAGAAGTAGAAGTAAATAAACAAAAACAAACTATTACTGCATTAGTTCAAGAAACAAGCGAAAATACTGAAAAAACATCACAATTACAACTTCAATCTGATGAAATAAATCAAAGGATAGAAGATAGTCAATATTACATAGATGAAGACGGAAATAAGCAAACAATATCAGGTTCTATAAATGAATTAAAAAATACTGCAGAAGAACTTAATTTGAACCTACAAAAAATAGGCGGATTGAATTTAATGAAAAATTCCAGTGGTCAAAATGGAACAATAGGTTATAAATGTAAAATGTTAAAACCATATATTGAATTTCAAACATGGAATGAATTCAATCAGTATATTTCAACATGGAGTGCAGTAAATGATATTTATACATGTTTTATACATGTTGTGGGTGAAGCGAGCGATAGCGAAAGAGATTGCTGGTATGGCTTATATTATCAAGATGGATATAGTAGAAGATATTATTATGAACAAGTAGTTTGGAACGGAAATTATATATATCCTGATAAATATAACTTTTATATGGATTTCATGTACGAAGAATTATTTACTTTTGTAGAAGCTAATTATACTGATACAGAAAGTTTTAAAAGATTCTTAATCGACTATACAAATGAATATACAAATATATCACCAAATATTTTTTCATCAATGACAAATGATTTTATAGAAAACAGCACAATTGCAAAATCAGCATTCTTATTGATACCAACTGTAAGAGATACATACACAGCAATGGACGAAGATTACATATATGGTGAATCATTCACAGTTCCTAGCAATGTAAACAAACTTTACTTCTCTGTAAAATCAAAAATAGATGGATTATGTGGTAAAGCAAGATTAATACTATATCAACTAGACGATAAAATGGATAATATTCAAAATAATCTTAATGTATATGATTTTTGGACAAATCATGTAATTTCGGAAACTGTAATTTCAATACCTGATAATTTATTAAACAGTGACTCCTTTGAAGAATACAAAAGAGAAGTTGATATTCTTGATAACACTGTCGATATTTTGCCTTGTTTTAGTATAGGAAACAACTTTGTAAATGATGGTGTATATGTTAACTTTAAAAATCCAATTTTAAATCCTATAAATAGATTTTATTGGAAAAAAGTGTGGGAAACAATAGATGAAGTATCGGCTTATTATACATATAGAAGTATCCACACAAAAAAGAAATTACAATTTTTTGAAAGTTCAACTGTACCAGAAATACCAAATACACCTGATTTCACTCAACTATGGTTATGTACAGAAGATATAGATACATATACAAAAGATAAATTATATACTCCTCAATACGAAGTAGATAACACTGGCACAATTTTATCAAAGACATGGATATCAACTGATTATACAAAAGAACAAATTGAAAATAATGTTGAAATAATTATGTTTGATGGTTGGACTTATGTATATAGTGCTATGGGTGAAATGGACGCAACACCAAGACCTGATATGAAATTCTTAATTGCTGATTGTATGGTTTCTACAACAGATACATCATGGCAACCAGCAAGTGGAGAAAACTACTGGGGAAAAAATATTAAAATCAGTGGTGATAAAGGAATATATATTTACAATACTGTAGATGGCTACAATCGTATTATTGATGAAAAACAAGATATAGCAACTGATAATAGTGGTAATACATTGTGGCAATTAACTGGAAAAGGAATGAAGACAAAAAGAGCAGAATGTGAATCTATAAGACTTCCAAAACTTGAAATATTGTGTACTAGCGATAGTACAGCATTCTATCATAAAGAAAACGAGGGTGATGATTATGGCGCTTAGTGGATTAATACAAGGTAGTGTAACACAACATACTGATAAATTTAGAAGTTTTCTTTATTGGCAAGTAGTCAATAATCAAGACGATAGAATCGCACGTAATTCATCACGAGTAAGAATCATTCCATTAGTAGATACAACTTCGTCTTATCAAGATTGGAATGGTACTGTCTTCAACTGCAACCTAAGCATAAATGGACAATCTAGGGGATATGGAAATTTTAATAGTAACAGCGATAATCAATGGACTTATACAAATTATAATTCACCTACTGGAAGATATGCAGAAAACATTCTTGAACAAGTAGGAAACTATTATGAGGTCGATGTTCCACATAACGCAGATGGAAGTAAAACATTAAATATTGCGTGTTCATTTAGTTTAGGTTCTGGTGGTTGGGGACCTGGGGAAGTAAGGATAAATGGCGATATTACATTAGATACTATACCAAGAGCAAGTTATATAACAAGTGATTCTAACCTAGTAATAGGAAACGATTTAACAGTAAATATAGGTAGATACAGTGATCAATTTGTTCATACAGTTAAGTACTATGTAGACTTACTACAATTTAAAGAACAATCTAATGTAGAAACATCAGTTAAGTTTACTATGTCAAGTAGTGATATTCAAACATTATATGAACTGACAGCAAATACAAAAGAATTAAATACAAGAATAGTTGTTGAAACATATAAAGATAATACATTAGTCGGAACAAGTACTAAGAACGGAAAATTGATTGTTAATGAATCAATAAATAAACCTATTTTTGAAAGCTTTACATTTCAACCAATTGACGAATACACCGAGAATTTAACAAATTGGAACAGTGCAATAAGTGATGATAATGGATTATCAATTGCGTCAATTACTAAATATAGAATCACATGTGGACAAGCTACTGCTCAAAATGAGGCTTCAATTTCAAAATATGAAGTTGAATTAAATGGCAAGTTTTATACATCATTGACAAATGAAATAGACCTAAATAATCCTATAATGAATGTTGATTATTTAAAAGTTTCAGTTTATGACAGTAGAGGATTTAAAACAACAATATCAAAAAGAATAAATCCAATAATGTATTCAACACCTAATGTTTTAAATTTAAATTTATCAAGACCATCAACAACATCGGTAACTATAAATGCTCAAGTGAAAATCACTGAACAAAGTGGATTAAATAACCAGTTTTGGGGTAAATATAGATACAAATTGGAAAATAGTTCAACATGGAGCGACTATGTAATTTTTGGTAGTACTGGTAATGATGGAATATATACCATAAATGAAACAGTAAATAATATATCCGCTCTTAATACATATGAATTTGAATTTGTATTTGGTGATAGTGTATGTACACTTGATACTATAAAAAGACAAATAATCAAAATTATACCAGAACTTGAAATAAAGAAAAATAAAGTATTAATTAACGGAAATGATTTGTTTAAAAGACAATATATAGGTTCTCAAGTTTTATTAACAAATTTTAGTGGAGCAGGACCTGTAAACACAACAAAATTACTAGGAGAATATAACTATTCATTAATTGATGGTTTGTTTAAAAATATAGAAATTCCAACGGGATTTCATAAGGAATATAGATTAACATTTCAAGGAACATCGCAAGGTGAATTGTCAATTACAATGCTTATCAATAATATTCAAACGAATTCTGTAAGAACATGGAGCGGAACTGATTTTAGAGAAATAGGAGCAACTGCTTACTTTAAGGAAACGGATATAGTGCTTGAACAAGCAATGTCATACTCAGGAAATGGATGTAATTTAAAATACAAAACTGAGGGAGTTTCTGGGGTTGCATTTAACATATATAATGCTACAATTCATGGATATATTGTAGCAGATGATTAAAATAGAAAGAAGGAAATAAAATGATAGAAAAAATAATAAATTTATTAAATTCAAAATATACATTAAAAATAATCTTATTACTTATTGCATTAGATGTAATACTTGGCTCAATTAGAGCATTAAAAGAGCGCAAATGGAATAGCACTGTTGGAATAAATGGGTTATTAAGAAAAGGCGCAATGATAGCATGTGCAATTGCTTTTATATTATTGGATTACATGTTAAAAATTAATCTTTTGTTTTTTCTTCCAGATGAATTCAATAATTTTTTACATTTGAACGACTGTGGGTTTAATGAACTATTTGGAATAATGTTTATCTTATATGAAGCAACTAGCATTCTAAAAAATATGGTATTGTGTGGTTTACCAATACCAGCAAAACTAAAAAGAGTATTAGAAAATGCTCTTAAAAAAATGACAACAGAATTAGACAAGAAAGAGGTGTAATTATGTTTGAAATAGAAGAAGTAGAATTTGATGAAGAACTATATAAGAAGAATATAGAAGAAAATGAATTCTCTGATGAAGATAGTGATGGAAAAGGAAGTGATTCAGAATGATATTAACAAAAGTTAAATGTCCTGATTCGCAAAGATGGTTGAAATGTCCTTATTCAATGAACCCTACAAGAATAGTAGTTCACAATACTTACAATGACGCCTCTGCTATGGCTGAAATATCATACATGCTAGGTAATAGTAACGAAGTATCATTTCATTATGCTGTAGACGATTATAGAGTTGTTCAAGGTATAGAAGAAAATAGAAATGGTTGGCATGCAGGAGACGGAAATGGTAAAGGAAATCGTGAAGGTATAGCAATTGAAATTTGTTATTCTAAATCAGGTGGAGAGAGATTTATCAAGGCTGAACAAAACGCAGTAGAATTAATTGTTGATATTCTTAAAAGATATGGTTGGGGAATTGATAAGGTTACAAAACACCAAGACTATATGAATAAATACTGTCCTCATAGAACTTTGGATATGGGATGGAATAGATTCTTAAAAATGATTCAAGATAAATTAAATGGACAAGCTCAGCCAATTGCAAATCAAGATACTACAGGAGTCATCACATATCAAGCATATGATGGAATATGGTTAGAAAAAGTCAATAGATGTGACAGTACTATTAATGGATATGCTGGTAGATACGGTAGAGCAATTAGCGGATTAAAAGCAAAACCTCAATATGGAGAAATATTTATTCAATCACATATATTAGGTGCACCAAAAAATGAATGGCTAGAAGAAATAAGTTCTAAAAACTTTAATAATAATGATGGAAATTCTTATAGTGGTATTTATGGTAGACCAATAGATTGCGTAAAGATATGGTCAACAAGAGGTTGGGTAAAATATAGAGTCCATGTTAAAGGAATGGGTTGGTTACCGTGGGTAGACAGTAGAACTAAAACTGGTTCAGAAAGTTATGCTGGAATTTATGGATATGAAATAGACGCAATACAAATGTATTAAAAAAGACTAGCAACGCTAGTTTTTTTGGTCTTGTTTTGGTCTTGTTTTAGTCTCATATAAATAAGAATATTAATTATAATTAGTTGACAAATAAAAGTTAAATTGTTGACATATTCCTTTTAAAATAAAGCATAAATGCCATTTTCTGTTGTATATAAACAAATTTTTAAAAATACATTGTGTACTTTCCCTTCTGGGACACCATATGTTAATTTACCCTTATTTTATAAGGGTTTTTCTTTTTTTAGTCTTGATTTTGGTCTTGTTTTCAAATGTTGTTAAGAATATTTAATAGTTTATCTTGTGAATCAGGATATAAATGTGCATAAGTATTTATTGTTGTAGAAATACTTTCATGTCCTAAATATTCACTTAATATTTCTATAGGAACGTTATTATTTATACATAAACTTGCAAAAGAATGTCTAAAATCATGTATTCTTATATTTTTTGTTATTCCTGCTTTTAAGCAATTTTTATCACATTTTCTTTGTAATGTAGTAGGTTTAATATTTTTTAATCCAAATATAGTTTTATCATCCACATTTTTTATATATTCTTTTAGAAGCTTAGAAACTTTATTTAGCATTTGTAAAGTTCTATTTGATTTATCCGTTTTTGGTATTGTTGCTAAGACTCCATTTTTAGGATTTATTGATTTATCGATAGTAATTGTGTTATCTTCAAAGTTTATATCTTCCTTCGTTAATCCTAGTAATTCTCCTCTACGCAGACCAGTATAGAATAATAAAGTAAAAAATGCCTTATACTTTGGATCAGTTTCATATTTTATGTATTCATTAAATTCTTCAATAGTTAAGTAATTGATTAATTTTTTCTTTGTTCCTTTTTTACTTTTATAATTACCAGCGATGTGTGCTACATTTTTTTCAAGTC